AGATAGCAGCTTTCATTCTCTGCTCTTCTAACCATTTCATATAGGTCCAAATTTGTTTTAATCTTTTCATATTAATTATCTAATTGATAATCATCTGGTGGCAATTGCTCCAAATAACTTACAGGTACTTTATTCCATTTAGCTTCTGTTGTACTATTCTCATCAACTAATTTATCATAATCGTATTTACCTTTAATAAATTCGTTTAGTGCTTTACCTTGACTTTCAGCATTATTAAAAGACTCGAAATCAGAACGACTAACGCCGTTATATAAGTAGCTTGCATGATTAAAATTTACAATTAGTGTTTTAGTTTTGTAATTATACTCAGCTGATGTCAGTGTAGAACTGTCGTAATGTGATGTGATGTTGGTAATCATAAAATGTAATTTATGACTTATATCTGATATTTAGTAAAAGTTTCTAAGCTAATGCGTCGATATTCTTAATTTTAACACCACTTGAAGTAAGTGCCTTATTAAGTTGTTTAATTGCAGATATTACTCCAGAGTTATCTCCACCAGAAGAACTTGAACCACCGCCAGTAAATGCTGATTTAAGACTACCCATTGCGTTAGATATTGCATTACCAGAATCTGCAGTTGCAGTCATACCATCACCTACTGTAGTTTTAAATTCACTTAACATATCTGCTAGATTTTGTAGAGCCTCTTCAAGAGATTCTCCCATTGCAGCAAGTATATCAGTTGGTTCTCCACCTTCTGAAAGTACACCAAGTGCTTCAAACATTTTTCTAGTCTCAACAAGTTTATCAAGATCCATCGCATTAATTGCACCACTAATCTCTGGCATTGAATCTCCCATTCTAACAGTATTAGCACCAATTGTAGCCCATAACGTAGCCTGTTTAGCATAACCCTCTGCTCTAGATTTTTCATCAACTGGACCTACAAATGCTCCAAAGAACAATTTACCTTTTTCTGGATCGAATGTATTAATTGCTGATATAATACCTGGAACGGAATTACCCATTTTCTCAAAAGTATTTCCAACAGCAGAAATCATCCATCTTTGTTCTTTAATAGTTTGCGCATCTGTCCCCTCGTCTGGATTAGTAAATACTCCAATAATATCTGCCATTTTACCAGCAAACGCTTTAGAGTCCATCTTACCTACTATTTCAATAATGGTTTTTACAGATTCACCTAATTTCTTATATGGCTCACCAATCATACTAACAATTTCAATACCCTTTTCAAAAGTGGTTTCGCCTCCCCACCATGATGATGTTTGAGCCTTGCCACCACCAATTGCCATAAGAGTATCTGTTAGAGCCTCGATTAACATTTGAGTATTGGTTTTTATCTTATCTTTTAGACCTTCTGCATTTCCAATAGTCTGATAACCAGTAATTTTACCGTCTTTATCGTAAATAGGGAACTTTAACTTGGCCATAGCTTCTACACCCTTCGCTAGGTTTAATAGAGGCTCACCAATACCCGTTACAATTGCAATACCTTTTTCAATAGTGGATTTACCACCCCACCATGAACCATTCTGCGCGTTTGGATTACTTCCAATTTCCTGGAATGTACCTGTAAGTGAACCAACTAACATTTGAGTATTGTCAGCAACTGCTTTAGCATCGTCTACGTTAAATTGTCTATAACCTGTAGCTTTACCCTCTTTATCAAAACCAGTTGGGAATTTAAGCAATGCCATATCTTGTACACCGCCTGCAATATTACTTAGGGCTTGTCCCATGTTCATTACAGATTTAATACCCATTTGAACAGCACCGCCACCTGATAAGAAGCCTAATAGACCGCCTGAACTTGGTTTACCAAAATCAACCGTTATTGGATTACCATCCGGGCCTAGAATTTCTTGTTCACCACCCATTCCAATCTTAGCGAAAGGAACTGCAAGTGAACCAACCATCATCATTGTATTAGTAATTACTTTCTTGAATGCATCACCACCAATAGTCTCAAATGATGTTGGGTTACCTTCTTTATCAAAAGCAGTTGGGAATTTAAGGTTGGCCATAGCCTGAACACCTTTAGCAATACCTGTAAGTGCCTTACCCATATTTAGAGTTGATGCAACACCTACTGCAACTGTATTCTTTTTACCTAAGCCAAATAAGCCGCCACCGCCACCTCCAAATTTAACTTTAGTAATTGTGCCGTCTGCGCCTAGAACTTCCATCTCTTCACCAGCACCAATTTTATGGAATGGTACTGCTAATGTACCTAACATTAACGAGATATTTTTACCTAGTTCTGGTAAATCAAGCCCCTCATTCTGTAGTTTAGCAAATCTTTTAAGACCAAGACCAACTGTCATTAAAGCAACACCTGCTGCAACCATTGCGCCTGAACCTAATAAGATACCTGCTGCTGTCCATGGCCACATAACAAATGCTTCACCAATTGCTTTAAAGACGGGTACTAAACCAGTCTTTTCATCGGTTAGTTTATCAATATTACCACCAGATAAAACTTTAGATATAACAGCAATACCCGCTCCTACTGCTAGTAAAGCAACACCTGCAACTATCATTGCTCCAGCCCCTAATGCAATAAACGCTGGAATTGGTCCTGCTCCTGCAATACCAAAGACTATACCTAGACCGCCAATTAGGGCCATTGTAGCTCCAATCATTGGTAGTGGATCCGGACCTAATGCTGCTGTAATAATTTTAAAACCTATTCCTATAACTATTAAGGATGCTCCGACAAGTATCATAGCGATAGCTCCTTTCTTAATAAATTGTTCACCAAGGCCAATTAATGCAAATCCAGCTGCTAATAGACCTATTACTAAGAGTGCTCCTAAACTTTTAGCAGCCTCTTCACCAGTAATATTGCCAATTATTTTACCAAAGAATAGGAGTGAAAGACCTAATACGATAATGGATAAAGAAACCCATAATAATGATTTTGCTCCGTTTTCAATATAATCTCCAGCAATGCCGACTAGTGCAAACGCAAGTCCAATTGCAATTACAGTACCCACAACCATTAATACGGTAGTAATGTCTGGCATAAGTACTTGGAATAGAGCTAAAGAAACACCTAATGCTAAAATTGATAGACCAGCAAACATAAGCCCTTTACCGGCTTTTTCCATGTTATCTATAACACCAAACTCTTCTAATACATAAAATGCTAATGCAATTGCACCAATTACAAATATTGATAAGATAGCACCTTTAATCGCAGGACCTGCAATTATACTAACTAGTGCAAATGTAAGTGATAATGCTAATAGGCCTAATGCAACGTCTAGGACGGCAGTACCCATGGATTTCATTTTATCTAATACTTTATCTGGAATTGCGTATGCAATTAATGCAATAGTACCTATTAATAAAACACTTACTAAAGCTCCCTCGAGTGCGGATTTTGAAATTAAAGTAACTAATGCTAAGGTAGCTGCTAATATCAGTATTGATTTACCGACATCTCCCATCATTTTAACCTTCTCTAGCTTTTCTTGATCTAAATTCTTAGTACCAAAATTAATACCTGCTATAAGTGCCCTTAATGTAAGTGCTATGAGTGGAGTACCTAATACTGCTACCATTAATAATGGGGTGGCTAATACCATATATCCAGCAAACTTTAGTATTGATTTACCGACATCTCCTAGTAGAGTAATACCTGCTGCTAAGCCTTCCATTTTGGCTTTAACATCTTCTCCAGTATCTTCTAGATTATTTACAGCGTCTACAACAAATTGCAAACCTTTACCAAGAGGTTCCATGGAAGGTGCTAGTATTGCAATTGCCATGGCATTCCCTAGACCTCCGCCTACGCTCTTACCCTTTCCGTCTCTAATGTCTTCAATGGCAGTGGCCATAGCGTCCATTCTATCATAGAATTCGCCACCTACTGCTAATGATACTGCAGTATTTTCAGTATTAACTGCTATTTGACCTAGAACATTGCCCTGGCTACCTAACTTGTCGAAGGCGCCAGCTAATGATTTCATGAAATTTTGAGCCATGTATAAGTACCGCTGATTATTTTTTAGTATATAGGAACACCACTGTAAAAAGTGGTGCTCCTTATTACTATATTATATATCTCTACAACTTCGGCATCTTAATAGATGGAGTCTTGAGAGATGGGGTGCTTGGCATCTTAGGCGGTTTATATTGAGATCTCATTGATGACATCTGACTCGCCTGTTGTTCTTGTTGCTCCCCTTGCTGTTTATTCTTATTCTTGATGTATTCCGAAAGATTCTTAACGTAGTACCAAAATTCGTAGTAATACATATTTTCAATCTCGCTCGGTTGCATCCTAAGATGAATACCCAGGTAGAACTTTGTCTTAAAGTAGTTCTCCAGCGAGATCTGAAATAATGAAAAGACTTTTGATGCCACCTGGGAACTCAAGAGGGGCTTTCACCAACTCTCCTTCAAAGGTAGTTTCTAGTGTAGTAGATACACCAATTTTCATTCTTTCAGCCAATCTATAGATTACCATGAACTTTTTCTCATCCCATGCTTTATAGTCAACTTCGTGTTGGAAAATCTTACTTAAACCTAAAGTTCTCCAATCTGGTTGCATATAAGGCAATACCTGAATAAATGCTCTATCAAAATCTTGATCTTTTTCTTGTCTATCTTTAAGATATGAAGTAATCTCTTGCATAACACCAATTGTAGGTGGTTTCATTCTAACTTCACCAGCAGAACGTGTTTTGATTACATAAGTTCTTTCTTTTTCAGAATAATATCTTTCGATTTCTTCATCAATTTCACTTGGAACTAAATTCTTAACAGCTAATTCAACGTCAACTTGTTTTTTAGTTTTTTCAGTTTTACCCTTTAAGACTAATTTATTCTCAGGTTCTGGAAATGTTAAATCTCTGACACTTAATAGAACTACAATTCTATCCTCTTCTAAAAGATCTTTCCAAGAAAGTCTTTTCTTATTTGCAGACATTTGCATACAAGTTTCAATAATAGAATTTAACTTTTCTTCCATATCAATATAGTTATTTTCATCCATTGTAGAAAAGTGTCTAATCTCAGCTGCTTTTGCAGATCTAATTTTAATTACACTATCTTTAGGATAAAATTTACCCATTGATGGTAAAGTCTCTTGGTCTAATATGTGCCATCCTAATGCAGAATCAGATGATTGTGCTTTGTCTGGTCCAAAATCTGACATATTAACCCTTCCTAATCCACTAGAATCAACTGCAGCTTCAATACCAGCAGCATCACTATTTGTAGATTCGACATTAGCTTTATTAATATTATCTTTAGCTTCTAAAGCTTTTGCCATTTTTTGCTCTTCAGGAGTCATTTTGTTTTTGTCTTCGCTCATTTTTATTTGCTTTTTAAGTTTTTAAGATTTTGTTTAATGTAGGATCTTTGCTCTACATCTCTTCTACTAAGTTCTTCCTGTATTAAATTACGGATAAACGCACTGACGGATATTGGTCTAATTTCACGATCTAGAGCCTCATTCAAGATGACTCTATTGACTTCGCGAACTTCGTCCTCTGTCAGTAGAACCTGTAGTTTTTTTGTTAGTTTATCACTCATAATCTCTTATTATTAGGATATTATATTATGTTTTTTAAGTTTAAAAAAAGAAGGAATTCGTAGAATCCCTTCTTTTATTAGTTTCTAAATTAAATTTAATTCAATTCTTCTGAGTAAGTATCACACTTCCATGTTACTTCTAATGCTTGTGCATCAGCAGTCTCATAGTTAAGTTCTGCTACTAGGTTAACACCTGATGTAATGAAACAATCATCTAATGTGATTTTTCTGTAGATGTCACCTTCTCTGTTGAACTGAACAACAACGATTGTACCAACATAATTCTTTTTAAGACCCATTTCGCCAGTTTCCGGATTGTAAGCCGCTCTGTACCATTGTCTCATTGATTTATATAAGTACGCTTGGTTTGAATCGTTCAGGTTTAACGTAAAGTTGATTGTAATGTCAACAGCAGTTTGTCCAGGCATACCTGCGTATGATCTGTCAGCAAACTTATACTTTTGACCGATTGCATCAACAGCCGGAGCTAATGCGTCTAAACCAGAGATTGAATTAACGTGTTGTAAAAATAACTCCTGTCCTGCAACACCTGCTGGAGGTAATAATGTCACCTCAAATAGGTTAGCTTGTACTGGTTCGAAATTTCTACCCTTCTTGCTAGTTTGGTCCTCTGAATAATGTGGTAAAGCCATATCTTAATTTTCTATTTTATTTATATATCTTTGTTTTCTTATGCAAAGTTACCTGTTGCAATTTCACCTGTATTTAGTACAGTTACTCTCGATACTAGAATCTCAAGACCTTTAACTGGTTCTACGAATGTATCTAAAATACCCATGTTGTTATCAATAACATCTGTTGTGTTATTTGATGTGTCCATGATATTCTTATAGTCGTATACACCACCATCTTTTTTCACTGATTCCATGAAGTTATCAGCTAAAGTTTTGATCTCTAATCTAGTTTGAGCACTGTTGAACTCAAATAGGTAGTTTTTAAGAATTTCAGCTAAACCATCTTCAATATAGATAAGAACTTCTCTTACGTGTGCTGAAGATAAAGCTGATTGAATTCCTTGTTGTGCAGTTTTATTACCTTTGATTGTTAAACCAACGCCTCTTTCAAATACGATTGGGTTGTAACCAAATGGCTCAAGTACGTCTCTGTCATTCTTGTCGAATGCAAATTCTAGAGACTGAACACCTGTTCCACCTACAACACCTCTTCTTGGGCCTGCGATGATTGACCATGGTAATGCATCTAAATATTTATCGATATAGTTGTTAGATACGTAAGCTGCTGGTGGAATAACTTTAGTTCTACCGTTCTCAATTACATTAAGACCAGGACCGTAGTAGAATGCGTAGTTTGCACCTTCGTTGATCGATGGTAATGTGTATAATTGAGTTGGGTTATTTTCTAAGTTACCTCCAGTTGCTACGTGATTTACACTAAATCCATAAGGAGCGGTTGAATCTTTGAAAGAAGGATTAGTTGATGCTTTAAATTCTTTCACCATTGGTGCATTAAGAATTGCTGAAGCATTTTGTCTTTCCTTACATAGGAATGATAATTCTTCTTTATTTAAGATACCACCGTTTTCTAATGAACCGAATGTATCAACAACATATCTGAATGTAATGTTATCTTTATCTACTAAAGCGTTACCTAAACCAGTACCTGGCTTAATTGCTGTTAGTAATTCTGCAATAGATTTTGTAGTTTGAGTTGCTCCTTCTAATGGGAATGTCTTATAGAATCCACCTGCATCCTCGTATCTCTTAAGAGCATATTCTGGTCTTGAAGATACTGGTCTATGAGTTTCAAATCTATAGTAAGTTGAACCATTTTCAACAGATCTCTTAATTGACTTAATTCTAGATAGTTTACCATCATCACCAGGTACATACATACCTACTTTAATTGGTTGGTTACCATTAGAATCTACTGGGAAGTAAACATCACCTGTTTTAGAGAAGTTAAATCTTCCAGCTTCAGCACCACCAAAATCCCAGCCGTCACCAGCTAATGTTGGGAACATTACTGTTCTTGCATTAGGCTGTAAAGACCATGATTTGAATTGGCTAGATACTGCTCTCTGCTTAACTCCTAATGAAGTTAAGTTTGCACCAGCATAATCTGCACTAAATCCAACAGAACCTGAAGGAGATACTGTAGTAATACCTGTTCCTCCGTCTACTGTTACATCATTAATTGCAACATATTCTCCAGCGTTTTCTGATAATAAGAAGTAGTTTCCACCACTCTGTAAGTTACCATAAGCATAAGGAGCTTCAGATAAAATTAAGTTACCGTTAGCATCTACTGTAATAGTAATTCCATTTTGCCATGTTGCAGCATTTGCATCAGAGAATTTCTCGTAAGATTTAGAAATTGGTCCGTTAGCTTCGATAATAATACCTTCGTTAACATTAATTGGAGTAATTCCTGTAATTTTTACATATTCTCCATTAACTGAAGCATTTAAGTACTTTTCGTTATTAAGATCAGCTGCAAAAGTATTAGCATCTAAACCTGTTCCTGTAATAGTCATTACAGAACCATCAACAGCAACAATACCTGAAACTGTAGTAAAGTCTAATTCAACATTAGATTTCTCTTGATTAACTTTATGTGATAAAACTTCGTAATCTTGACGAATATCAAAGTTATTACCGATTAGATCGATTTGTGGAAGTGCATCTTCTTGTACAGCACAGAATAAACCTGTTCTTCTAGCCTCTAAGTTAATTAGAGTTTCAATGTACATTTGATTACCTTCAGCATCAATAAATTCAGGGATTAAAGATAATCCGTTATATTGTGCTAAAAGAGTTACTTCTCTTAAACCTGCAAACTTAGCAAATTCTGATTTGATTAAACCGTCTGCGTCAAAATAGTTTCCGTAGTTAGGGTCGTTATTTAATTCTTGTGCATCAAACTTACCTTTGAATACAAATACATCTACCATATAGTCTGAGATATATTCATCAGCGTCGATACCTTCTGGAATACCAGTTTCACCATACCATTCTCTTGCTGTTAATTCAAAACCTCTAGTATCTGCAGCTTGTCTAATGATAACTGTAATAGGATCTTGTTTGATATTAACAAATGAAATTGCGTGGTTTGTGTCTTCTGCAGATGCAACTAATAATTTTTCATCGTTAGGTACCCAGAACTTATCTGTATCAAATACATCTGTAAATTTCTTAGAAGATGCGTTTGAAGCTTGAAGTGTATTAGCTGATAAACCTTCTTGAGATGAGTTAGTTGCTGGAGAGAAAATTGATACTCTGTCAGCAGCATCATCTGAAGTTAAGTTTAATGCTAAAATCGGACCTCTAGATAGAGCCTCGATAGCTGATCTGTGGAAATACATTCCTTTCTTTTCTAATGACTTATCTACGCCACCGAAAACTTGTTTGAATTGTTCAACATCTTCTACTAGAACTGGAGTGTTGTATGGACCTTTTTTAGATCTACCTACAACTAACCTGATAGTCTCAGCAGGAATGTTCACGGTTTGTGATTTGTCAAACTCTAGACGATATACGCCTGAGCTTTTGAACTGTAGTAATTGAGGACTTAATGCCATAATTGTTCGTTATTATTTTTTATTCTTTTATTATATATCCCTGTCTTTCTGCAAATTTATTTAAGCAGGTCATAAATATCAAATTGTAAATCTCCTTGTTGGTCACTATCTTTAAATAGTATAGCTTCCATCTTATCGTGAAGATCCGGGTCAATGAAATCTAAGAGCTCCTCTACGAAATCTGCGTAATCCGTTGTATTAAAAAATTCTGTTGCAGTAATGCAAGTCATTATCACATCGTCGTTGCCCATTTGGGCTCCATAACTTCCATTTGGTAAAGTACCAAAAAGACTAGCTTCCGTCACTGTAACTTCATCTGTTAAATCTAATCTATTTATCTTATACAATTTCGCAAAGTTCTGGCAAAAGATAGCTTTATTGTCAGATTTTAGTTTAATACCTGGTTTTAATGATTTCCCATCATGTCGATGTTTAAATTTAACTACCATTTCATCATCGAAATCATTTCTTTGTGGAAATATACTTCTTAGGTATTGGAATAGTACTGTACCATAAGTATTATACTCAACAATCATCTTCACATTCTCTGAATAGAATATATCGACCGATAGAGTATATAGTACTTTTGCGAAATCTTCAATTACATGTTCATTTGATCTAAATCTACAGACTTGTGTAAATTTAAAAAAATCGTACATTGCACCAGGGTTAACCACATTCTTAATTTCTTCATAATTCATTGGATCGACCTGGAATACATTAATTACCGATGAGTCACCACCATTACCTTCTGCAATATCTACTGAGAATACCCAAAAGTTTTCTGGGTCTCTACAAGTATCAATATCAAAGTCTGGATCCCACTCTAAGAAACCTTTTGTATCAATTGAAATATAATCAAATTCATCAAAGTCATGATAAACATAGGGCTTCATTCTCTTTCTCATCTTCTTCATATCGACTGGGTCTAATAGGAGGTTAGATGAGCTGACGAACTCATTTCCATACTGTTTATTAAATGCTTCAATTGAACCTAAGTTTGCTAATTCTCTATCATACCAAGCTTCATCTCTATCTGGGTGTTGCCACCAGTCAATTCTTGTTGCTAGATATTCATTATCACCTCGATCTGCCGCAGCATAAATTTGATAGAACTTATTAAATCCGTTTGGTGTAGATGTAATTGTTATTCTTGAGACTTTCGACGAGGATAATGTAGGATATACATTCTCGTAAAAAGAATCAGCAATCGATGGATGGACGTGGGCAAACTCATCTAGGTATAGATTATGGATTGTAAAACCAATACCGGATTTTGCTGTGGTTGATTGTCCTATTAGTCGACAACCATTATCACATCTTACATTCATCACATCATATTTAATAATACCAGGTTTCATAAAGAACGGTAAGTTCTCAATTACTGTTTTGGCTTTATCAATAATTTCTTTTGTTGAATCAGATTTGTTGGCAAGTAGCAGAGTATTCTTATCCATATTAAAGGTAACATACCATGCATTAAAAATAGATGCAGTTACGGTTTTACCCATTTGTCGAGCAGCAAGAACAATATTAAATCTATCATTCTGGAAATTCCTCAACATATCCTTTTGATAATCTCTTAGGGTTACCTGTTGAATACCCTCATCGGTCATTACTACTGCATACTTCTCTGCAAAATAGACAATGTCCTTGGCGCATCTGGCTAACTCACTAATTTCCTCATCAGTATATTCAAATACAATATTACCCTTCTTTAGAAATTGTCTACCCTCGTAGAATGGTAACTTAATCTTAGGACGATAACCCTGGTCCATTGCCACTAACAGATCATCGATCTGTCGGGTCGACCATACAATCCTATCAGCAGAAGCATTAACTCCTTCTTCTTTTGGGATCCATTTATTATCTCCTATTCCGTCTGACATTTATTCTTTTGTTGGTTCTACGTCTTCAACATCTTCTTCAGATGCACCATGAATACCTGCTTGAATTGCAGCCATTAGGTCTTTTGTACCTCTTTGGATATTTTTATTACCAGTATCTCCACCAGCTCCTTCAATCTCTCTATTATCTTCTCTTTGCTTATAGATTTCTATATCTCTAGCAATTCTTTTCGTGCCTTCTTCTGCAGCCATTAAGTACATGGTCTGCGATTTAATAATATCTAACATTGACTTCTGTAGAGTTGCAAGAACTTCAAACATTCTTGGTGCTAATTCACCAGAGTCAATTGTTTCTAATAGAGTGGTTAGAGCTTTTTCACCTGCTTGTAACTGATATATTAATGACGACATTGTCATTTCATCCATTTGTTTTTTAGCAGCAATATATTCGTCTTTTTCAATAATATCTGCATCGAGATAAAATTTCATAAGACTGGTTATAGTCTTTTGTGCCTTTTTAGTTGCACTAGACTTTAATTCTGTATAATTTACTTGTGGTGCTAAATCAGTAGGTCTAGCCTGGATAGGTAAATCACCTGGATCACTTTCTACATCCATAACTCCGTCGCCAATTAGATCATCTAATTCCTGTCTTATTTGATCTGCTTGTTCGGATATTGTCTTTTTCTTTTCACTCATAATATGATATTATATTCTATATATCTAGCAAAATCCACCAGATCTGAATATCTATAATTATCTACTTTGGTTATACCTTCTTAATTGAATTGATGGGATTGCGTTATCGATAATTTTAGCCAAATGATTATCCCTAACAATATATTGTTGTAATATATTTCTATGTTGATCTTGGCCTATCGTCTTTTTAAATAATCTAATATTCGTCATCTTCATATTTGCAGGCATTAAAGACCATTGCTTACCAGCCACCCATCCTTCTGGAGATGCTAAATCAGTATTCTTATATAAAACCTGCTTTATACTTTCTGTTATAGGCATATTAGGGTGTCTATTACTAGCAGAATTTAACTTATACACATAAGCCTCTATAGATTTAAATTTATTATTTAAGTTAAATACCAGCCCATACCAATGTCCGTTCTGTGGATTTACATCAAAATTATAGGTTTGTATATCGCCATTTAAATATACCTTAATACTAGTCTGATTAACTGTTATTTTTAAACCTTTATTTATAGTTCTACCGTCAATAATAGTTTGCTCTATATTATCTGTAAAATTAGGCTGGAACCAAGCGGTTATTGCTAAACTATTAGATGTAGATAATTCTGAACTTTCTTTGTAAACCAAAGCTTCTAATCCCTGATCTTGAATAGAACTTAAATCATAATTATTTTTAGAAATTACAGTCCATTTATTTCTTAATTCAGTATCTTCTATCGTAAGGCTATTATGTATCCTTTCTCTAATACCATCCCCTACTGGACTAAATACTGTTTGATATTGTTCTGGTTTTGTTGTTTTATCGTACTCTTCTTTTAATTCCTCACCAAATACTTCTTCAATACCCTGTGTAAGATTATCCATTTCATTTTGAATTGCAGAGTCGTCTACAATTGTAGAAGTTCTTTCTTCATACTTTCTTAACATTACTCTCCAATACGACATTTCCATATTGAATTCATCGGCAAATGCCACAGAAGCAACTTCATACATTCTATTCATTAGAGGGAAATATAAATAATCTCTGGCTCTTGGTGGTTTACCTATTCCAAATGCAGCTTCCATTTGGCCTTTTGTAATATGAACTTCAAAGTCTTCCCAGCCCATTCCAAATATATCAAATTGGAAATCTTGTGTTGGCATTTCATTATCAGGTACCATTATTTTTAATTGCCCTTGGGCTGCAACATTATATAAAGAATATTCCATAAGTACAACATCTCTAGATCTATTATCTGGCTCTACTTTAAAATACTTTACTTCATGTCCCCACATGTTTGTACTTAATTCACTAAGTTGCCTGTATATTGCAGTTGGTTTAGATAAATTATATGGATCATAAATTGGATCCACACAGTCTACTACAATATTAGTACATCCTATTAAATATGGATCTGTACAATCGTTACATATTTGTGGACATGATTGGATCGTACCTGTTTGTGTCTCTAATTCAAAAGTAACACTTAATAGACTTATACTATATAAACTTGATAAAGCCATTACATCCGCTTTAACATCTATCCAAAGTGGTTTTGTTGGATCTAAAACCAATCCTAAAATATCTCTAGAGGCTAAAGATGTATTAAGAGGTCTTAATTCTGACATTTGCCCTCCATCTGAGCTAATGTCTTCTTGAGACCACCTAAAACTATATGAAAAATAATTATTTGCAGTTGGAGATAGGTAAAAATTTGCATCGATAGCATCAAAATCTGGAACCTCTTGCACTGTGATATTTTGGCCAGTTACAGAATCTACAGTAAACTCTTTTGAGCCTACAATAAATTTATCGCCATTAGCCATATTAATATTAGTATTAACACCCACCATTACTTGGTTACCATTAGATACTGTTAAAGTCCCTATTGTATTAGGTGAATTTATACCTGCTAAAATACTCCAATTAGTTATACGTATTATATCTGTATAAGGTTCTTGCAGTCTTGCATAAAGATAATCTCCTATTTCTGTCGCTGTAAAATTAGTTACCATTTAGTATTGGCAATATATGCCTATTTTTTACTATATATCTGACTCTTTATCAGTGATTAAAAGCATTTCAGGATTATCATTCTCATACTGTTCTAGTGCATGTATAAAAACATTAGTTACTGCAAATACTTCAGCTGTATTATTTTCAGACAAATACAAATCTAAAGTTTTTAAAAATTCTGTAACTTTTATTATTTTAAAATGCTGTTTAGAATTTAAAATACCGCATTTTATTAAAAGTCTATTTGCTAATAGTAGTTCATGTTTATTAAATAAATCAAAAGTCCTTAAAAAACCTCTTAAAATTTTTATATCATACTTAATTGTTTTAACCTGGTCTACATTAATAATCCTATTATAGCTAGAGTTTTTATTTAAGTTAACTCTAATGTATTTAAGATTTGGCATGGTTTCAAATATTTGCCATATAAAATAGATAGAAGTAGCTTCTTTATGTATAGCAGTATCACTAACAGCGCTAAATCTATTAATATCTTCTTTAAACTTATGTTGTAGAATATTATATAGTAAATCTTTAGATACTAATCTATTACTCTCAGATGTAATTCTAGAGTTATGGTTTCTAGTTATTATACCCCATAGCTTTAAATCAATAGAATTATACTTATATAAAGTAATATCTATTATTTCTGTAAATGTATCGCTAATCCCTATAGACATCTATTTGCTCTTCAATTTTTTTAAGGTCTGCGTATAATTGATCTTTAACAAATAGTTTTAATTCATCCATTTCTCGCTGGCCTATTTCGTTTTTACTCATATAAAGCTCTACTGCTTTATCACTTGGATTATATGTATCCGGCTGATTTTTTTTAGACTTTTTAGTCTTTGTATAAAACCATTTTGGTACAGATTTAAATCTAGAAGCGACCATTGACCAGCTATCTACTACATTACCACCATTAATACCATTGATATTAAACATTTGTGAGTTTGCAGGATATTTAATAGACATAAATCTATTAATCATAAAATGATGCCTCTTCTTATTGTGTTGTTTTATTTTCTTATATTGCGCTGGTTTTGTAAACATTATTTTCACAAAGTCAAACAGCTTAGTTTCGTCTAGCATATTAATTATATGTTAATAAGTTGGAAAGTTTACCTATTAGAATAGGTTTTTAGTTGGATCTTTTTTATCTAACTTTTTTGTCTTTTTTCCTATTAGTTTCATAGGAGTTTCTTTCTCTTCTGGAATGTCCATACCAACAAACGGGTCTGGGGCAAAATTGTTTTTCTTTGCACCCTCTAACCAATCTGTATTTTTTAAGATTTTATCCATTTCAAATAAATCTTCTTTATTTTCTAATGCACCTTCCCAATCTTTTTCTATAGCACTATAAATAGCTTTTTGAATTGGATCTGGAATAGTTTTATTATGTAATAACATTAGAGCAATATTGCTAGTAAGGTTAGTCTTAATTAAAGTTAATGAACTGTGGCCAACAACTCTATAGATAATATCAGATAGTTTATCTTTAGCTTCCGATGAAAATAAATAGTCAATCTTAAAGTCTTTATATTCTTTAATAAATTGGTTAAAAATAGATTCTGCTGTTTTATCTGTAATAGAATAATTTCTAAGTTTACCTGACTTCATTTCTTTTTGCCAAGTAACTACAGATGGAATATTATCTGATTTATCTCCAGTAAGTATTTTCTTAAATATAAACTCATCACAATCAACTTCTGTAATACTAATTTTATTAGCTCGTACCCAACTCATAATATCACTTTGATATGTGTCTCTCATCATATGTTGCCCACCCATGTTGAATAACATATCGTCTTCTGTCATGTCTTTAGAGGCTGAGCTTAACATATCGTTCTCAAAACCTTTATATCCATAAAGAGATTTTTTAGTATTGTAATACCATACAGTATGCGCGTCATTTGTAGTAGAATAGTTAACTAATTGAATAAGATCTCTATCGCCCGTCCAAACAATACAAGATTTACCTCTAGTATTTAGCATTGCAGACCATCCAAAAATAACATCATCTGCTTCTGCGCCTTGGATTTGATGTACAGTTACACCTTTCTTAGCAACAATTTGCTGGAATGCTTCGTAGACTTCATAGACTGCTGTCCAATCTACAGTTTTATTTTGTTTTCTTGTACCTTTATACTGAGCCTCTGGATAAAGATCTTTCCTCCATGATTTAGAGTCTACTGTTAAAACTACATCATCGACAAACATCTTTAGCTTACGCATTTCAGATGCAAAGTCAATTGCTAGCTTTCTCATAAACTGAGACTTCTGTTTGTCATCACCGAGTAGAAGTGCACCACCCTTAGGCTTAGGCAAGACGAATAATCTACTGAAGACAAAGTAGTTACCGTCGATTAATAGTGTATGTTTTCCCACTTTCATATTTTGTGTGTTTTAATTCCTATACTAATATACGAAAAATATTTGACATAGAAAAATGTTTTAGCATTTATTTTGTTTATTCTTTTACAATTCCTTGAATATCATATACACAACTTAACATTGTGATTACTGGGTCTATTACATGTACTCTCTGAGCTTGATGTTTAGCTACCGAAATAATTACTTGCGGAATATGCTTTACACTTTGCAATCGTTCTTGTTGTATATATTCTACAAACTCCTCACCTAATGATTGTAAAACATCATCTACTCTATTAGAATAATTGCTAACTAGAAGCTGATAATTCTTAGCTGGATCTGATTCATTAAATACTAGATCAAAAACATCTTTGTAGACTGAGTTAAACTTCTTAACATCTTCTACTGTAATATTTGTAGTACCTTGTGTCTTATAGCCTTGTAGTTTATTTAACGTAGATCTAAGATCTGGAAAGTTACGTCTAACAAATTCTACGAGTGCATCTTTTTCAATAGACATATCCTCAGCTTTACATATCTCATAAACTCTTCTGATATACTTCTTAGTTAATTCAGATTCTTCTTCTTTATCAAAGTCGAAATTAATAACTTCAAATCTTGATAGAATTGGATCTGGTAGTTTATTGATATAATTACATGTTGCAATAAATCTAGAATTGCTAGCGAATTGCTCCATTGTAGCACGAAGTGCTTTAAAGAACTGATCAGATACACCATCAACCTCATCTAGTATTACTACTTTAAACATTCCAGGAGCATCCATGATAGACACTGTAGAACAGAAATCTATAATCTTAGTTCTGATTACATCCACAGATGTGTCTGTAGACGCGTTAATGTAAAGGTAAGGTAAACCGAATTGATTTACTATAGCCTTAGCACAAGATGTCTTACCGGTACCAGGAGAGCCTGCAAATAGCATATTCTGTACTAGTCCATCTTTAAACTTGGACATCACACGTTCTGGCAAAATAAGATCATCGAAGTTCTTAGGTCTATACTTCTCTGTAAATAATTGGTTTATTGAATTCATCATACGACATTGTTTAGTTATTATAGTACCATAGTGCCGAAATGTTTCATAGATAAATATAGTATATGGCAATAATTATCAAAAAGACTGGTGGGCCTTGGCCGGCAAACAGATATGGTATTGTTCTAAAGCATTTACCAAGATTTTTAAGAAAGTTTCTAATCAATCACAGAAATCTTGCTAAATGGTCTGACGACGATCAATTCATGGAATGTGTCTTAAAAATGCAGAGGCCAAAATCTACAACTTCCACCAAGATTTATTGGGATATGGTTAATGATAGAGCTCTAGACGAGAAGGGACTAGAGAGGTCATATAATACTATTGATTGGTATTGTGCTATTTCACTTAAACCTATTAAGTCCAAGTTTATGAACTTCGATCTTAAGAATTTTATCCATCCAGAATATTATGACGTCTTAGAAGCTCCTATGGTTGATAGTCGTATACTTAAATCATCAGTTGACTTTCGTAAAAAATGTAAAAAACTCCTGCTCGCAGAACGAGAGGAGTTTCTTAAACTTGCTAAAAAGAACGCTAGGCGCTCTCTTTAATATTACATTAACGCTTTAAATTTATCAGCAACAGACATACCTTCATAAAGTTTAATCTTCTTAGGTAATTC